GGATATCGTAGCCGAGCGGCGCCCAGCCACCCATCCACATACCTTTCTTGCGAGAGGCCGCGAACTTGTCGCGAATGCGCTCGCCAGTCACCTCACGCTCGAACTGCGCGAACGAGAGCAGGATGTTGAGCGTCAGCCGCCCCATCGAGGTGGTGGTATTGAAGGATTGGGTGACGCTCACGAATGTCACGGCATTGCGGTCGAACACCTCGACCAGCTTTGCAAAGTCCATGAGCGAGCGACTGAGCCGGTCGATCTTGTAGACCACCACCACGTCGACGAGGCGCGCCTCCATATCGGCCAACAGGCGCTTGAGTGCAGGGCGCTCCAAGGTGCCGCCCGAAAACCCGCCGTCATCGTAGCGGTCGGGCACCAATAGCCAGCCCTCGGCTTTCTGGCTCGCAATGTAGGCCTCGCAGGCCTCCCGTTGGGCATCGAGGGAGTTGAACTCCATGTCGAGGCCTTCCTCGGTCGACTTGCGCGTATAGACCGCACAGCGGAGCTTGCGGACAACCGGCTTGTTCATGGCTGCGCCCGCTGGTTCTTGAGGCCGAAGAAGACCCACCCGTTCCAGCGGGTGCCGGTAATCAGGCGCGCAATGGCGGACAGCGATTTGTAGGGGCGGCCTTGGTACTCGTAGCCATCGTCCCGGACCGTGACGGAGTGCTCGACACCCTGCCAGTCCCGGATCAATCGGGTGCCGGCAATTGGCCGGTCCTGGGCCGAGCGGGCCCTTTTGGCGGCCTTACCGCCGAGTTGCTCGGCCAGAGCGGCCAAGCGCTCGACCGTTTCGGGCTTGAGCCCGCCGAAGGCCAATTCCTGGATGCGGTAGGCGAGCCGACTTTCGAGGAAACGGCGGTTGTAGGGGGGCGGCTCGGTCTCGAACAGTTGGCGCCAGCGGCCCTTGAGGGCCCTGGCGTCCATGGATTTGAGGGCCCCGATCTGGGCCAGAACTGACTTGCTCATAGGGTGTCGCCTTCGACTTCGGCGACAGCACCGCTCTGTTGAGCGAGTGTCTCAAGCGAAAAATCTGATTCTCCGGACAACAAAGGAGTGGACTTCCGGGACCGGAGACGCATGAGCCCGGTCGCCAGGATTTCGGCGATCTCGGAAAGCCGCTCGTCAGCGGATAGCGAATCGCTTTGCGACGGGGCTAGCATGCGCCCTGATGGTGGCGTCTTCGATTGGACGAGTCAGGGCAAGAACCCGCGCCTGGAACCACCAGTAACTTGCCTTTTGGCGAATAGCGATGAACACCGAGGAAAAATCAGCGTCAGAAAATCGTTCCGAAACGGGCCCGGAGAAGCACATCGAACCTAGGGGGTCTCGTGAATGCGCCGACCGGGCCGTCAACAGCCTCGGGCCTTTCAAGTACAAGACACGCGACGAGGCACTTAGGTATTCCCCCGCATCCGTCCGGATCAGAATATCCGAGGAAGTCGCGATCGAACGTGTCGACGTTCTGGCGAAGCAGTTCAACCAAGTGGAGTTCCTAAACAACGGAGCGCCTCGACGAAAAGACGTTGTCGATAACCTGAACAAACTTGAGGAGCTTGCTGCCGGACTGGCCGAATTCATGACCTCCTTGGACGATTTCACGCGCCGACGCCTACAGACGGCCGGAAGCGGAAACGACTTATACAGGACGCTGTTCTCGAATCAGGTAATGAAAAACGCCTATGTCGACGCACTTCCGCACCCGTCGAGCCCCGGCGGCGACGGGAATGACTGCGCGTGGATGATCGCGCTCAACGCCCTATCGCAATATGCTGGCTTCGTTCGGACAAATTTCCTTTTGAGCAAGGGCATTGAGGATCCTGACAAAGCCGACAGGGGTGGCAATACGAACCTGGCCAAGGAGCTGTACGGACCTGCGCGGCAATATTTCGTGCAGGAGGGCTGGTACGTATACGACATGTTCAAGCCGGGCGAGGCATCGGGGACTGAGGGTGGCGCCTTTCATCTCTTCCTTTGTGACGTTTTTGAATACGCAACCGGAAAAGAACCGGAAGAGCACAGCAAGCTCATGCCCTTCATCAAAACGGCATGCCGGGTCAATCGCCGCCTGAAAGCCCTGAGGCTGCGAGAGAATGAACTGTTGATTGAATTAAACGACCTTCCACCGACGCGTGCAAACCAGCGGCGAACTGACGAGATCGAACAGGAGGCCGCGAGTGTCTGGGGCGAAATCTATGAGCTCCTCGGTGAGGTGTGGCCGCCCGGCTGAGGCAAAAGTGGCCAGGCAATATACCCACCCGACGCTTGCAGGGTACTCGCCCTGACCCAACTAATTTGAAGCCGTAAATTGGTGCCGACTCATCGGCCGCTCACCTTGCAGCTCATGTGTGCACGCAGGGGTGGCCGGCATCGTGCGCCGACATGAAATTAGAAAGAGATCCGAAACCCGACCGAACCGCCTCGTCCCAGCAAACCCGGGATGATGCGACCGTTGAACCGCTGCACAAGCGCGTTCGCCGGGTGAAGGCGCGCTGGCTGCAAAGGATTATGTACTCGGACGTCAAGCAGACTGAGAAGGTCTTCGCCTTCCTGGTCGCAGATCATTTGAACTGCGTGACATTGGATGCGTGGCCTTCACAGGCGACCGCCAGCAAGCTCCTCCATTGCTCCACCAAGACCATTCAAAGAGCGGCCGATGGCCTTGAGCAGATCGGGACGATGGAAGTCGAGCGACAAGAAGGACGATCGCACGTCCGATATGCGCCGATCTTTCTGCCACAGGACTGGGACAATCCTGTCTCTGACCGAGGACAAACTTGTCGGGAGATGGCGGACACGCATGTCCACCAATCCTCTTTAGCTATCCTTGCTGAATCTTCCTCAACGGGCTGCCGATGGATGAGCAGGCCGCAGGCAGCGCATGCTCGCTACAGGTCAGCCGAGCGGGGGAAGTGGGAAGCGGAGTTGGCCCAGAGATTGGGACGAGATGGACCGGACGTACTCGTAAGATTGGCCTCCGTCGACGACAGGATCGTAGCGGAACTATGCCGCGCGCTTTGTGAAGGCGAGGTCGGTCAGGCAGAACTCGAGGCCGCCCGTCTCGCCGCAGCGCAGGCGTCGGTTACGGGAGCGCGATCATGAGATCGCACCCGCACAGGCCGATGCGCCCCGCAATCGACGCTAACGGGCCAAGGGGCTTTATTTGTCTAGGCCTCACCCCAGAAACCGCGCGTTTCCGCCCGCGCGCAATTCCGCAGAATTCGAAAATCTATTTTTATCCCATGGGAGGCCGGTGAGGCCGATGGATCACCGACCAGGAACAAGCGAAACCATGACGACTGAGACGGACCGAGCAGCTGGGGATGGCCTGCGGTCGGAGAGCTGGCCGATTACGCGCCCGATCCTTGCTCCTCGACACCCGCTAGGGGGAGGGGGGTTAATTCCTCAGACAGGGCTCGCGCCAGTAACCGCATGGGTCCCCACGCGCAGATTTTTTTTCTGGCGCCGGACTTTTGATTATTTTTCTCGAAATCAAGAATTCAAACGGGCGGGTGTCCACGGTGAGAACATCGAGTCGAGCATTTTCAAGGGCTTGGCTTCGGCCTCCTCGCTTTCCAGCCTTCGTAAGAGCCGCTTTTCGAGCATTTATTTCCTGAGGCCATGCAGCCGATTCGGGATCAGCCGTTCGGCTAGCGGCGACGTACTGGTCACTCCCTGCGCCATTTCATCATCGCTTCGTTCTGCCCAGCGGCACCGCGTGTGTGCCCGGCGGGCTCGAAAAAATTGCCGCGAAATTCGGGGTGGGGGGGTAGGCAGGGACCATGATATGGGCCGGATGAAGGAAGCTTTCGGCGATCGCAATGAGCGGCTGCGGTTGGAGCACTGGTCGCTCGATCGGTTGATACCGTCGGCGCGGAATGCCAGGACACACAGCGACGCTCAGGTAGCGGAGATTGCGGCGAGCATCCGAGCCTTTGGTTTTGCCAGCCCAATCCTGGTCGGCGAGCACGGCGACGTCATCGCCGGTCACGGTCGGCTTGCCGCCGCCCGCCAGCTCGCGCTCCCCGAGGTGCCGGTCGTCGTCCTGACGGGTCTCACCGATCTGCAGCGCCGGCAGCTTCTCCTTGCCGACAACAGGATTGCGCTCAATGCCGGCTGGGATCTCGAGCTGCTGCGACTCGAGCTGAAGGACCTTAAGGACCTCGGCGCGGAGCTATCCCTGCTTGGGTTCGCGCCCGATGAACTGGCTGCTGCGCTTGGGCAAGGCACAGGAGGCCTCACCGACGAGAATGATACTCCTGAGCTGTCAGAGGTGGCGGTGAGCACGATCGGCGATGTCTGGTGCCTAGGTGCGCACCGAATTGCATGTGGCGACAGCACCGACGAGCACGCCGTGGCGGCTCTGTTTGGGAATCTCAAGCCACAGCTGATGGTGACGGATCCTCCCTATGGTGTGGACTACGATCCCGCCTGGCGGCATCGGCTCGGCGTCAACCATTCAAATAGGCGCGGAAAGATCCAAAACGACCAGCGTGCCGATTGGGCTGCTACCTGGGCACTCTTCCCAGGAGAAATTGCCTATGTCTGGCACGGAGCGTTGCACGCGGCGACCGTGGCCGAAAGCCTCACCCGGCAGGGATTTGCGCTTCGGGCCCAAATCGTCTGGGCCAAGGAGCGCCTGGTGCTCAGCAGAGGGGATTACCACTGGCAGCACGAGCCATGCTGGTACGCGGTACGCAACAAGGGGAACTGGACCGGCGATCGGAAGCAGACGACGCTTTGGGCCATTCCAAGCGGTGGCCAGGACACCGAGACCGCGCACAGCACGCAGAAGCCTGTCGACTGCATGCGCCGTCCCATGTTGAACAACAGCAGTGCCGGTGACCCGATTTACGAGCCCTTTCTCGGCAGCGGGACGACCCTTATCGCAGCCGAAAGCATAGGGCGGGTGTGCATCGGCATGGAGCTTGATCCGCTCCACGTCGATGTCGCGGTTCGGCGCTGGCAGGCCTTCACGGGCAAGAGCGCCATACTCCTTGGCGATGGGCGCTCTTTCGATGCCGCTGCTTCCGAGCGAGGTGTTTCAGCGGCGGGTGCACAGGGCTCCGCGGAGTCCACCGCTCAGCCAACCATATGAAATCACCAACAGAGCGCGGAGGTCCCAGATGCGCGGCAGAAGACCGAAGCCGACCCGGCTGAAGGTGCTAACCGGAAATCCGGGCAAACGAGCCTTGAACGAAGGCGAGCCGCGACCGGAGTTTGCCATCCCGGAGTGTCCTCCGGAACTCGGTCCCGTTGCTCAGAAAGAGTGGCAACGATTAGTCGCAGAACTATCGAAATTACGGCTGGTGACGCATCTCGATCGCGCGGCCCTCGCGGCTTATTGCGGTGCTTACGCCTTTTGGGCCGAAGCAACCGAAGCGATCCAAAAATACGGCACCATGGTGAAATCGCCCTCGGGATACCCGATCCAATCACCCTACATGGCGATCGCCAATCGGCAGGCCGAGATCATGATGCGCATCGCATCCGAGTTTGGGCTCACGCCGGCCAGCCGGAGTCGAATATCTGCTCCGCCAGAGGACGATCCGTCGCTGCTCGACCTAATGGAAGACCCGGGCGAGGGCGCATCGTAAATGTTGGAGTCCTTCGATGCGCAGAGCGAGCGCTGGCCATCGGCGCCTTCCCCTTGCGCGAGCGATGGTCAGGGGTACACAAAAGTTGAATTTTCCTTCGGAACGATTTAGGTCGTTTTCCGGGCTGATCACCGACTGGAATGCCACAAGGCGCCGCAAAATCCGCCAGCCCGTCAACCTAACCTAGTGGTCTGATTCATTCGGGCGATTCCCAAAATGCCCGAAGCAGTTCAAGCTCTCGCCATGAGAGCAGGAATTGTGGTGAACGTCACGCCGGAGGATCGCCATCAGCTTCAGGCGATTGTGGGCGATCGCAACGCGCCGCAGAAGCATGTTTGGCGCGCCAAAATCATTTTGGCGACGGCCGATGGCTGCGGCACGACCGAGATCATGCAACGATCCGGCAAGGCGAAGCCGGTCGTGTGGCGCTGGCAGGAGCGCTTCATGCGGGAGGGCGTCGCCGGCCTGACCCGCGACAAGACGCGCAAACCGGGCAAACCGCCGCTGCCGGCGGCCACCGTGCAGCGGGTGGTCGAACTGGCCTTGGGGCCGCCGCCACGTGAAGCTACGCATTGGACGGGCCGGATGTTGGCCAAGGCGGTCGGCGTGAGCTTGCGATCGGTTCAGCGGATTCTTGAGGCTCATCAACTCACGCCGCACCGCGTCCGCACGTTCAAGCTGTCGAACGATCCGAAATTCGCCGACAAACTCAAGGACATTGTCGGCCTTTACGTCGATCCGCCCGAGCACGCCGTGGTGCTTTCGGTCGATGAAAAGAGCCAAATCCAGGCCCTTGATCGTACCCAGCCAGGGTTGCCGATGAAGCCCGACCGCGCCGGCACGATGACGCACGACTACAAACGTCACGGCACCACCACCTTATTCGCCGCCCTCAACGTTCTCGATGGCACGGTCATCGGCCACAACATGAAGCGCCACCGCCATCAGGAGTTCATCCGCTTCCTCAATACCATCGAGGCCAGGGTGGCGAAGCGAAAGGCCATCCACGCCATCGTCGACAACTATGCCACCCACAAACATCCCAAGGTGAGGGCATGGCTGGCTCGGCATCCGCGCTGGACCTTCCACTTCACCCCGACCTCGGCGTCTTGGCTCAACGCCGTCGAGGGCTTCTTCGCTACACTCGCCCGGCGGCGGCTGCAGCGTGGTGTCTTTCGTTCCGTCGAGGACCTCAAAGCGGCCATCAACTGCTTTGTTGCCCAAACCAACGCCAATCCCAAGCCATTCGTATGGACGGCCGATCCGCGCCGCGTCCTCGCCGCTGTCAAACGCGGGAAACAAGCGTTAGAGTCAATCCACTAGGACCGGCGGAGCGATGTCCGCTATTACCCCAATAGCAGGCAAATGCTGCCCCACCGTAAGTGAAGCGATTGGGCCACATTGCACGAAATCGCTCGGCGATAGCCCGCTGACGCGGGGGCTTATACCAAATCCCTGAATTTTTGACTCTTTGCTAGATGCCCAAATCAGCGTTGTTGTGATTCAAGGTGGCGAACGAAGGAGGTTCGCCATGTCGGTTCCGGTGCCGTTGCGGGGGGATT